AGATACCACTCAAAGACTTTAGAAAGTCCATCTTTGCGTTTGAGTGTTGCTGAAAGACCCAGCATTCTTTTACATGTAATCTTTGGTAGGCATCGACTAAACACTTCCGCACCAAGATGATGACATTCATCCAATACAACAAATCCAAATCCTTTAAAAATAGCAGAATCGTAATCTCGCATCGCCAAACTTTGAAGACTCGCAATCACGATATCTTTTCCTTCAACTTGGCATATTTTTTGTTTAATCTTACCTGTTGTGGCAGTGGGCAAATATTGTTCAATACGTTCAATCCACTGATCCATCAAAAACTCTGTGTGACAAACAACAAGTGTTTTCTTCTTAAAATGTGACGATAATAGTAAGGCTATCACAGTCTTGCCAAATCCACAGCAAAGTGATAAGATACCACCCATCTTCTTAGCATCACATGTGGCGTCTAAAAAAGCTTGAATGGGTGCTTCTTGATTTGGACGAATGGTTCCATTAAAGATTAAATTGGGACAATCTTCTCCATCTTCCATTTGAAGAACATCTGGAACACCAAAGCGTTCGAGTCCAAAGTTTTTAGGAAGATACATTTTTTGTTGATTTTCACGATAAACAGGAAATGAGGTGGCTTCTTCTTGAAGCATCATTGGATTGGTACGTGGCTTTACAGTAAGTTCTTTTTTCAATTGTTCAACCAATGCTTCATTTCCTTGTTTTTCAATCGCGTATCCACGATGCGATAAATACCTTTTTCCTGTAAGAGACATTTTTTATATGTGTATTATAGAAGATATGCTTCAATTTTTAAGAGCCTTCGCTCTATTGATTCTTATATTAATAGCGATTCTTGACTTTAAACTCTTATCAGTCCTGCTAAAGAAAGAATGGTTATATGTACTATCTGTTGTGATTCTATTTGTCCTTCTGTTTGTAGATCCTATTGCAGGATTTATCTTAGCACTTGCAATGATTACCTTAATTATCAAAATGTACAATATTCGCTTACCTTGGGGCTATCGCACCAAAGAAGAAGAAGATGTTTTAAACTTTGTCACTCCTGAACATTTACGAAATGCTCAAACAAACATCATTATTGAAGAAGATGCTTATGAAAAAGATTATAAAGGTATTGAAGGTGTTTATGGTGAAGAAGTCTATGGAGCTCAAGGTTTAGATCTTTTCCCAGGTTATTCAAAAACAGCTATAGATGAACTCTAAATTCGTAGCTTCAGCATAAATAGATAAAGTACCATTGCTAAAAGAGCTGTACGAATCAACATATCATAAGAAGCAAATTTTCCTAATGCAGGTACTTTTTCATAAATCATTTGAAACGTACGAGGATAAAATAGGAATGCCGCCACAATCGCTGCTACTAATGCTCGCTTTCCATATTCCATATCAATCCAAGAAGATTTTGCTTCAACCATAGGAGGAGGTCCATTTATAGGCATATGCATCATTGGAGCCGTTGCTGAAACATGTGACATAATTGGTCTTGATACATGAGTGGTTGTTTGAGGAACTTGAACTTCATTTAGGATGGCTTGAACTTCAGGGTCATCTTCATGAGTTTCATCTGATACTTGGACATTTGCAGTGACAGGAATATTTGAAATAGGTGTACTATGAGAACTTGCCATTTTATTACTTTTTGACAAACATAAAAAATACTGTGTTTTAAACGCTCTTCACCACTTTGGATGCATCTTCCGGACAATGAACTGCTTGAGTCGTGTAACGATAGCATTCACCTTCAAATTCATGGACTTTTGAAGTAATTTCTTGAGTATCCGGCGCAGTAATCATTAAACATTTACGATCTTTACATACTTTTTGAAACAAGAGTGCTAATGCAAATCCAAAGATAGCTGAAACAAACATCTGTCCATTATCTTTATAAAATAGACGATCTGTGATGTCGTTCAATGATACTTTTGTAAATAAACCCATTAAACTCTATTGTTAAAGGATAAAATTTATTGTGTAGAAACCGATTGTACAACCGTTTCAGATGATTTTGTAGGACAGCTATCTTGCTTGGTGGCTTTATAAATATAGCAATTATCTGCTTCATCTTTATAGACTACCTTTCCAACATTATCCGGAGTAGGATATTTAATCACAATTTTTGGTGGTGGCACACGAATGTAGACATAAAACATTCCTAGAGCAAGGGCAAAGAAAAAAGCACCCCAATGAATTTTAAAACCAACCATCTCTACACTATTGTATTCAAATAGAATAATCTAGTTCTTTGCGGTGTAAATAATCGATTTTTCAAAGACTTGTAAGTTTTGTACACCTTCATTATAGGTATTTAACCAAGCATCCAATAAAGCTTGGCGTTTTAGAGGTGTGCTTTTCATAAATAAGTTTCGTTGATGGTTCAAGGTTTTTACAAAGAGATCATATTGTGTGTCAAATTCTCTACGTGGAACTTCAATCGTATCTAAATATTTTTGTCTTTTTTCATTTTCTGTTACCGTTGTTTGTAATTGTGTTTCTTTCCATATATCTAATTTTTTCTGTATCATATCCAATGTTCCTTTTGAAGTATGAATATGTGCCATTAAATCTAAAAATACGTTTTCTAACATACTCTAAAAAAACAAATGATTTTTATTGTCGCATCAGCAACCTACTGTCGCATTAGCAACCAAGGGGTTACATCTTCAAACATACTCTTGAAATGAACTTGTAATTTTTGTTTATCACTGAGTTGCTCTTCATAGAGTGAACGTGGAATGTATTTTACTTCCACTTTTGGCGCTGGACATTTTGTGGATTGTTGATAATAGCCTTGAACGACTAAAAACATTCCAACAAACAATAGAAACACCGCAATGGCTTTCATTCTCTATTTATGTACTCGGTTTTATTCTGCTTTCGAAGAGGTATCGACTGATGAAGATGCGTCTGTTTCCATAGATGCGGCCGCTTCTTCGGTACGACGAATGGTGAGTGGATCCATTTGTTCAAGAGCGGTTGTTGTAACACGACGGGCTTCTTCCAGTTTTTCTTGTTTGCGCATTTCGTAGAACTCATCGCGAAGGGTCATATTTTCCTTGTATTGTTTCATGAGTGTGTTGAGTTGAGATTCCGCATATTCTTGTTCTTGAAGATCTTCTGGGTTGGGAGACCAAGGGCACCATACACCGACTTGACCCACAAAGATATCAAATTTGGTATCTCCTGAACGACGAAGCACTTCCGCACGAACTTGCGCTTCTTTGAGGGTTTCAAATACACCACGAACTTTGATGCCACGTACCGATGTTTGGAAGTTGTTTTCCGCATGGAATTCCTTTTCAATGGTTTCCGATTGAACACGCTTGAAGAAACGGAAGTCTTCTTGAAGTTCACGACCATTGAAAATCTTTTCATTGTTTTCACGAATCACTTTAATCGAACTGGCTTCTTCTTTGTATTTTTCCGCTAGACTTGATAGAAGTTCATCCATTTGTTTGGAGAAGTTTTCTAGATAACGTTCAAAATAATAGACATCTTTGTTTTTTAGAATATCTTCTGGCGAAAGGAAAGAAAGGCATACATAATTTTGTCCACGTAGAGGTTTATCTTCGTCCAAATAATCCACTTCTTTGGTGGATACGAGGTTGGCCATTGGTTCTAATCTTTTTTCAAAATGTTCTTTTAAGTAATTTTTTTCTTTGATAAGAATATAAGAACGCTAAATGGAATACACTTTCGACTACCAAGAAATGTTCACTCGCATTGTTAAATACCTCATTGAAGGTCTAGTGGTGGGTATTGTCGCCGCCATTCTACCCGAAAAACCCCTATCTTGGGACAAAGTCCTACTTCTAGGTCTAACTGCCGCCGCTATGTTCTCCATCCTAGACCTTGTTGCCCCCTCCATCAGCACCTCTGCCCGTCAAGGTGCCGGTCTAGGTCTAGGCTTCAACCTAGTTGGCTTCCCAGTTCGCGCTTAGAGTTATAACATTATTTTTGATTCATTTTATCTAAAAAAATAAGATTACATTCGTTTAAAAAATTGAGTAATGAGGCTTTGATCTTTATCGATATATGCTTTTACCATTTTCCAATCAATTTTTGTAAAATCCACTTGAGATGATATCATATGGTCCACCGCATATTGATAATAATAGTCATAAGCTTCTTGTCTTAATGTTTCATATCTAGGAGAATCTAATTGATACATTTGCAAAAATTCATAAAATCCAAGCGCTTCATTCATATGATAAATAAAGGCATATAATCTATAATAATCCTTATCTTCTATTTGAAAATTTGTATCACAAATATCATCAATCTCATAATCTCGATGATGTTTTGTAACAATCATTTCTAAACCGTTTAAAAGACTATTATCATTCTTACTAAAATAATCTTGTAAACTACGATATTTATTACATAAATTATTTAATTGTTGAATAATATCGGTGATCCTGCTATCCATATTTTTTAACAATATAAAAATGACTCCTTAAATCGATTGGATAAACTCCCAATTAACTTCCTGACATATTTTCCGCCATATTTGGTCTTGTAAGTGAAGCTTTTCACGACTTTTTAACAACGTAAAATATTTCAAATATTCGTCTTTATCCAATAATTGACAGAACTTATAGAGCACATAGCTATAAGACAAGAAGTTCTTTCGTGTAGATGGACAATATTTTAAGAAGGGAGATTGAATCTCTTTAAACATATTTCTTAATTTATCTTCCATTTCAGGTGAAAAGTTAGGAGCCGGAATTCCATTGAGCCGGTATATAATATAATAGATATGTTCATAATATTTATTACTATGAAGCTTCTTCAAGATCTCTCGCATCTTATTATAAGTCAATTTTGAAAGGTCTTTGATCTTCTCTTTCTTAATCTCATTGACAATCTTTTCAAAGACTTCTTCTGGTATATCGGTGCTTTCTTTTCCTTGAATTTGACTGATCCATTCATTAAAATGATTGATTCGCTTATAGGTATAATGAGAAGCTTCTTTGTTGGATTGTCGATAAATGGGACGATTTTGTTCAATCAATAAAATTTCTTGATAGCCACACGTTGGACAAATCATCATCCCTTCTTGAATTAAACAGTTCATCGCTACTTGACAACGCTGACATTGATTGGTTAGAGAATCATTCAATTGTTTCATATGAGTTGGATCAATGGCAAGGAGATAATCGTTTACCAATGTCATTTTATCTTTTATAGCATCCTGTTGTTTTACTTCTGGTTCAGGCAAGTGTCCTTCTATCGATGAAGAGGGCTCGCCCATTTTAAAGGCATCCAAAATATTTTTCTGATTAGACGGAAGCATCTTTTTTCTCCCTTTTGCCGGAACTTTTTGAGAAGTTAAAAGATACGAAGGCAATGCATTTGTTGTTGATATTGTGGTTTCTTGTTGATGAATCAATTCATAATAATTAAATAAAATTGAGCCTGTGTTTTCATAATATTCTATCTCTTTCTTTTCATCCGATAAATTTTGAATCTTTCGCTTAATGGTTCTTAATTGGTCTAAGTAATAAATATTACTGTCCCATGCCAAAGTATAAGCATCCGTATCTTGTAAATTTTGTTGATAGAGCGTTTGAATTTCTGTTTTATATCGTTGAGCTTCTTCTTCGTAAGAACTCTGTAAAGCAAGTAACTGTTGTTTATCTTGAAGATGGTCTTGAATCGTTAAAATCATCTGTTTATGTTTTTCATCTAAGGTCGAAGAATCTTTTTTAGAAGCATCATTTAATATTTGACGCTTCTTTGACACCTTTTCTTTAAACATCTACGTTATTTTTTGAAATTTAGGTATGTTTAAATCAAAAAAATGCGTTGGTTCTAAATTTTTTTCTTTGTATAGAGTATCAAAACAAATGGGTGGAGGATTACTACAACTCGTCGCTTACGGTGCTCAAGATGTTTACCTAACTGGCAACCCACAAATCACTTTCTTCAAAGTGGTTTACCGTCGCCACACCAACTTCTCCATGGAAGCTATTGAACAAACCTTCAATGGCACCGCTGACTTCGGCAAACGTGTCACTTGCCAAATCAGCCGCAACGGTGATCTAATCCACCGCATGTACCTACAAGTCACTCTACCTGCTCAAGGTGCTGGTAAAGAATGGTGTGACTATGTAGGTCTAGCTCTCATCAACAATGTTGAACTCGAAATCGGTGGTCAACGCATTGATAAACAATACGGTGACTGGATGTACATCTGGAATGAACTCACCCTAAACTA